CGGGCGCGGATTAAGGGGTATGTGGGGGACTGAAACGAAAAGCCCCGCGCGGGGCGGGGCTCGAAGGTCAGGCAGCGAGCGCAGAAAGCAAGTGCGCCGGGGTGGTGTAGACGATAACCGAGGCGGCATCGGCCAGAGCTGTTGCGGCCTTGCGGTTTTCCTCTTCGTCGCTGGCTTCTAGGATGACCCGCCGTCGCGTGCCAAAGTGCGCATTTTTGATGTCTAAGAGCTTGCCCACGGCTCGATAGACCAGGCTCCAGTCCACCTTGCCGTCTTTGGCGGGCACGGTCTGGATCAGCGTCAGCGCTTCTCCATCCGCCTCAATGGCGAACGGCAAGGTCAGCTGGTGCCCGCTGGCACCGGTGATGCGGTAGTCGATCTTGAGCTGCGGGTAGGCGCTCTTCAGCGTCGATTCAATCATGCGGTCAAAGCGCGACGCCGGCGTCGGGCGCATCGCGCTGCAGGCGTAGCCTACATGCTCGGCGGCCTCAATGAAGCGCGCAAGGTAGAATCCCACCTGTTCCTCGGCGCAGATCTTGAAAATTTCGCCATCGTCGGACAACTCAAGGCCGCGCTCCGCGACCAGAGCGGCCAGCCGTCTTCCCTTCTCGGCGGTCGGTTTTACGCCGTGAGTCATGGCGGCGAACAGGGTGTCGGCATTATCGCTGATGCGCACGCGTCCAGCCCCGAGCTCTTGCACGTAGGCGCCGATGAGCAGGCCGTCAAAGGCCAGCGCTAGAGGGGATTGCAGATAAACCACGCCGTCCGCCACCGGTTTACATTTGAAGCCCAGTTGGCTCCCAATTAGTGTGCAGTTCATAGGCTGAATCCCATTTGGCCTTGCTCAGGCAATTCGAACGGCGGCGCCCCGGAGATGTTTGCTTTCGCCAAGAATAGCCGCCATAGCGCCTGATCGGTAGAGCTGGCTAGGGGTTCGGCGTAGCCCTCACTGCCATCAGGTACTGGTATGTGCAGGTGGGGATGGTCGATCTGCTGCTGGAAGAACGGGAGTCCGGCGCCCACTGAGTTGACGTGCGCCGACGGGCCGTTGTCATCGATGGCGATGATCCTGGTGCTGTTGGCAATCAGCACCATGGACAGTGTGTCTCTGGCGCCGGGAATGCGGGAGCGCTTGAAGTAGAGGTCGACGAACCAGCCCTCAGCTGTCTTCCCATTGACCTCCAAGGCAGCGCGGAAGCTGTAGGGCGCAGGGAACCTACGGGCTGAGGTTGATCGCCAGACGATCCGGGCGCCGCCGGCCCATACCTTCGGCTGGCTGGCGGCATGGATGGCTTCATCGTAGGGGATAATGTTCGGACTGGCCATCGTGCTGGCTCGGCTTCCTTGCGTTGGTGGTTGTACTGAGGGGGTTGCACCCCGACCCTGCCGCGCCCGGCGGGCAGGCGGTGTTCAGCACCGGTAAGACGATGGTGCTCTACCGGCACAGGCTTTCACACGGCACCCCATCGTTGTCCGGATCAAGCCGGCCATTCCCGCACTCGTTCAGGTGGTGTCGAGCCTCTTCGCAGCTCGACATCTGCCCGCACGTCTTCTTCGTCGAGCAGCTGTAGGTCGAGCTGTTGGTCGCCTGAGCCGCTGCTTTGATCGGGGCAACCTTCTGGCTTACCGCGCCCAGGCAGCTGGTCATATTCACCGGCCCCACGTAGGGATTGCCCCAGCCCATCGCACAGGCAGTTTTCTGGTTGCGCCACTGCTCCCATTCGCTGACTGGGTACATCTTGTTCCAGGCCTCGTAGGTGCGGCGGTCTTGGCTCGAGAGACGCAGCTTGTACCGATCAGCCATGTAGAGCGTGACGCGAGCTGCGGGGCCGCGGACGTTCTCTGGCGGCATGGCAGTCTTCTGCTTGAAGTCGATCACAATCTGGCACTGGCCATACTGGCTGGGCTTTTCCGTGAGCATGCCGTAGGCGAAGTTCGAGCGATCGCCATTCACCTCGCCAACGCTGGGTACCAGGTTGTGCAGGTCAGCCTCGGCGGCGGCAAACACCGGATCGTTGGCCGTGCAGTTATCGCGCCCGCCTTTCTGCCAGCATTGGCGTTGGTTGCCGATCACCCACGCTGGGACGATGTGCTCCCATTCGACGCGCCCGGCGCGGTTCGCATCTTTCCGGACCGAGTAGCCGCAGCTCTTCAGGTCGATGCGGTTCCCTTCGTATTTGCAGCCACAGTAGAAGTCGACTGGGCGCTCGGCGTAGATCTTCCAGGCGATCTCCTTGGCCTCGCGGAAGGTGCGGGGTGCTTCTGTAGGCTGGAGGGCCAAGGCGAGCGGTGAAACGAGGACGAGCAGCAGGGCTGCGAACAGCTTGGAGCGCATGTGGATCCTTGCGTTCAGAGTTTTTTGGGAAGGCAAAAGTCTTTTAGACTGGCTCTTGCAGTCGTAGCGCTCAGGCGCAGCGGTTGCGCCACCATTCGATGGTTCGCTCGGCAAGTTCCGGTGTTGAACTCGCCTCGATCACCTCAAGGCCCGAAATTCGAATCCGATCAAGCTGGCGCTGGGTGGCACAGGAGAGCTTGTTGAATTCCCGGTTGGTCAGCCCGCTCTCCTTGTTGGGAACGAGCACGGAGATGGATGCCGCGCGGTCGCTGTTGCTGCGGATCAGGTTGAGGTCGGCCGAGGCCTGCAGCAGATTGTTCTCTACTACCAGCGGGCTCTTGTACCAACCCGATACGACGGTGCCGGCGGCGCTGGCGCTGAGCAGCGGCACGTCCATTTCGATCCTGTGTCCGCTCTTCAGCTTCAGTTCGAAGCGTGAGTCTTGGATGATGCGCGAGGCCTGCATGTGCATGCGCTCTTTCATCAGGCCAAACACGTTGCCGCGCAGTTTGGGCGTGGACTGGTAGCGGAAGCTGTATTCGCGCACGCCTGGCCGTGGCCTAGCCAGCGTTACGACATCGGTGAAGAACTCATCGACAACGGCCTCCGGGCTTATGCCTGCGGCGAACAGCGGGGCTCCCAGGCGGATGGTTTCGCTCAGCTCGTCGGGCAGGTCATGACCCGCATTGACTATCGAGTCCTCGATGTCGTGCATGAGGTGCGATAGGTCGTTGAAGTCGATGCGGTTATCGTACAGGCACTTGATGCGGTCGAAGGCGTCGAGCATGCGCACCTCCACCTTGCCGGATCCGTAGGTGAACAGCACGCCGACGTTCAGGAACTCACCGGCATCCTCATCAAGGCAGGCGCTTATCGGGCGCCACTGGCCCTTGACGAGGGGTTCGGAGGGGCGCTCGCTTAATCGAGCGCGCAAACGCGCTAGGTTGCTCATAGGACGAGGCCGGCTGTCTTGGCATATTGTTCTGAGTCGAGTCGATCATCCAGCAATCGAATGATCGCTTCAATGTTTACCGCTTCGTCGAAGAACTCGGCGAGCACCTGCCTTGCGGCGTCGGCGCCATGCTGCCTGAAGCTGACGACAAAGCCATTGTAGGCCAAAACCATGGCGCTCTTGTTGGGCAGCATCTCGCTCCAGCGCGAGCCGTGCGTATCTAGCGTGTGGAGCAGACGATTCTGCCACGGCCATGGCGTGGAGCCTGTACCGCCCGGCTGCCAGTTCGGGTAGTGAAGAATGCGCCCATGATCGATCAGCACTAGGTCTGTGCCGCTCGCGTCCAGCAGGTTGCCGACGTGGCGGTCGGAGTTGAGCAGCCATTCGTCGAGGGCAATCGTCTTTGGCGTATCCGGGGAGCTGGCCAGTTTTTTGAGCAGCCGCTTTTCTCTACGCTCACGAAGAAGTGGGAGCTGAACACCTTCCAGGTGACGCTGCTTCAGGCTTGGGAATTCCATGTCCTTGCTGAACCAGCAGAAGTAGTTTTCCTGAGCCTTGCCTTTGTCTTCCTTGATCAGTGCAGTCAGCATGTCCTTCGGGAGCTGCTCGGTATCAAGGAGGATGACGCCGGCCACGTCGGGCACGTTCAGCCCCGCGGATTTCGCTAGGACGTAGCCCAGCGCCTCGCTGATGATCTCGCGGTTACTGACATTCAGGCCGGTCACCGGGCAGCGGATGATGTCCGGGAGCGGCTTGATGTAGCAGCGGAGCTTCTCGTCGTTGATCTTGATCTTGCCCCTGAAGATCGGGCTGATCCCGCGACTCTTCGGCGGGCGTAGCGGGCCGGAGAAGGCGGCCCCATCCAGGAATTCAATCATTGCGCTTCAGCTTTTCCCTAAGTCTCTGATGGGGCCTGGCTGGGGTGGTGGCTGCATCCGGCTTCCGGCTCTCGAAGCGGGCAGCTATCTGGTCGAGCAGATTGAGATCGTCTTCGGTCAGCCGGCCTTCATTCGCGGCCATGGCTATCCGCCAGAGGATTTCGCGCGAGCGCGGCGTGGCGTCTATGGCGAGCATATCGGCACAGTGCGCAACTTCTTGGGCGCCTTGATCCGCCTCTGCCTGCCCAGCGCGGGCGGGCTCCGGCTCAGCAGCCGGCGCCGCCTGGGCGATGCGGGCGATCTCGGCGGCCAGGGCGGGTTGGGGAATTTTGACGTGATCGCCATAGGCGAGCTGGGAAACTGACATGCCAAGCGCTGTGGCAATTTTCTCAAGGTCTGCCAGCGTTGGCTCTCGGGTGTCTTTCTCGTAGTTCCCAATTCTAGATTGCGATTTCCACCCGCATGCAGTGGCCAGCTCCGCCTGTGATAGGCCAGCAGCTTTGCGGTAATGAGCAATACGTGCGCCGAGGGTTTTCATAGCTTTATTTTAATCACGCTCCGTTATTGCCCTGTTCTCACTTATCGTGTTTGCAATAATCACATTTCGTGTTTTATGCTTCTGCCATGAGCAGCTGGAGCGCACGAGTGAACCGTGTACGAGAAATCAGAGAAAAGGCCGGTATTAGCCAGGCCGACCTTCGGCGCCGTCTTGATTGGAGCCAAGGGCGCCTCGCCAATTACGAGCTCGGAATTCGAAAGGTTGGCCTGGATGAGGCGCGAAGCATTGTCTGTGCGCTGAATGATCTTGGCGCGAAATGCACTCTCGATGAGGCATTTCCACCCGCAACTCCAAAGCGCAAAACCCCGTAACACCAACTCCCTCATTCCATGAATGCCGTCAGCGACGTCACCGCCCGATCGAGCGCTACGGCGCCGGCCGGCGGGAGCTGGTCGCGCATCAGCTCGGTGAGGCGCTCGAAGGCCGGCCAGGCCTGCCGCTGGATGTCTTGGGGAAGGCTGGAGAGCAGGGCGGCAAGACAGCAACGGAGGGCGACGACTTCGCCCTGGAGTGTTTGAAGGTCGGTCGGCATGGGACTCCCTGTCGGTCGGTCGAGTGATGACAGGTTGCCTGGGCTGGGTCCAGGGAGCCACGCGAAACGAGAGGAGCTTTCGCAGATGGAGAGATTCGAGCGTGCGATCCACGACGAGGTGATCGCCGAGGGCGGCACCGAGCTGGCCCGTCGCATGGGGGCAAACCGCACGCGCCTGCTGGACTGCGCCAACCCGAACCGGGAAGCGCACCGGATGAACATCGAGATGTTTTTCCAGGTGCTGAGGCACCTGCCGGCGGACGGGTGCCGCCGGATCCTGGCCGTGCTGGTGGAGGAGTTCGGGTACCAACTGGTGGGGAAGGAGCAGCCGCAGGGGCTGACGATCAACGACGCGCTGCTGCGCCTGCATGCCGACCTGGGCGACGTGGCGCGCCTGGCGGTCGATGCGCAGGCCGATGGCCGGGTGTGCAGCGCCGAGAAGGCCCAGCTGCTGCGGGAGGCCGACGAGGTGGTGGATAGCCTGAACGTGTTCAGGGAGTCGGTCCGTAAGGCCTGACCCGGAAAGCAAAAAGCCCGGCGTGCAGGCCGGGCTCTTCAACGGCGCCAAGGCGCCACAACGAACGGGAAGAATTATGACCCAAGAAGTCCAGCTGTTCAATTTCGAGAAGGCCCAGGTGCGCCTCGTGACCATCGACGGCGAGCCGTGGTTTGTGGCGAAGGATGTGGCGGCGGTGCTGGGTTACGCCAAGCCTCGCAATGCGATTGCCAGCCACTGCAAGGGGGCCCTGATTCGGGGCGTCCTTACCGCTGGTGGCATGCAGGAGATGACGCTCATCCCCGAGCGCGACCTGTACCGCCTGGTGATGAAGTCGCACCTGCCGTCCGCCGAGTGCTTCGAGGAGTGGGTGGTGGGCGTGGTGCTGCCGAGCATCCGCAAGACCGGCAGCTACTCCGTGACATGTCACGCTCCGCAGATTCCGCAATCTCTGCCCGAGGCGCTGCGCCTGGCGGCTGATCTGGCCGAACAGAACAGCCACCTGCAGCTGGTGGTCGCCGAGCAGGCGCCGAAGGTGCGTGCCCTGGAGGTGCTGACCGAGACCGCGGGGGCGATCTGCATCACCGACGCGGCCAAGCAGGTCGGCGTGCCGCCCATGGCGCTGTTCCAGTGGCTGCAGGAGAACCGCTGGATCTACCGCCGGGCCGGCTCCAGCCGCTGGCTGGCCTATCAGCCGCGTCTGGAGCAGGGCGTGCTGGTGCACAAGCTGACGGAGCTGGGCATCGATGACGACACCGGGCAGCAGAAGGTGGCCGAGCAGGTGCTGGTGACGCGCAAGGGGCTGGCTCGGCTGGGCGAGAAGCTGGCGGGGAGGGTTGCCTGATGGCCAACCAGTGGTTCCGCATGTACGGCGAGTTCGCCACCGACCCCAAGGTCCAGATGCTCAGCGAAGCCAACCAGCGCCGCTACATCATGCTGTTGTGCCTGCGTTGCAGTAACGGCGATGTAACGTTACATGACGACGAAATCGCGTTTCAGCTTCGCATCAGTAGCGAAGAGTGGGCGGCAACCAAGGCCGTCCTGCTGGGCAAGAAGCTGATCACAGAGGACAGCCGCCCGACCGCCTGGGATAAGCGTCAATACCTCTCCGACTCAAGCGCAGCGCGGGTTGCAGCGCATCGTGCGAAGAAGAAGGCTGACAAGAAACGGGTATGTAACGTTACAGAAACGCCCCCAGATACAGATACAGATACAGAGGTAAAAGCCCCTCTCACTCCCGCGGGCGAGGACGCAGCGCCCGTCGAGCCGGAGCAGGAGCCTGCCCAGGCCGCACGTGCCGAGCCGGCGGCGCCTGTTGCCGGCCTGTTCCCGATGCACCTGGAGTGGGTGCCCGATCAGGTCCAGCTCAAGGCCCGCGCCACGATGGCCGGCCTGTCGCTGGACCTGTTCGACCGCGAAGCCATCGCCGGCTTCGTGATCCACCACGAAGCCAAGGGGCTGGCGAAGACCGAGCGCGAGTGGCTGGCGGCCCTGGTCAACTGGGTCAAGCGCGACGCGGTGCAGGCCGCCGCCCGGCCGGCCGCGGTGGTGAACTTCCCCGGCAAGGGCCAGCGCCGCGCCAACGGGCCCGACTTCGAGGACGACGGCTGGCGGACCATGACGGAGTACGACCTGTGATCCAGATCGGGAACGTGGTCGCGATGACCGGTGAGCGGCTCGCTGCTGGGCGTGCACTCCCGGCCGGGCAGGTTTCCACCCAGCCGCTCGGCGAGGTCGACGAGCAGACCGCCAAGGTGGTGGACATGGTCTTCCTGCAGCTGCAGGCGATCTTCCCGGCCTGGCGTCAGGCGTGGCCGGACGACAAGGCACTGGCGCTGGCCAAGCGCAGCTGGACCAAGGGGCTGCAGGCCTCGGGGATTCGCACGATCGAGCAGGTGCGCTTCGGCATCGAGCAGTGCCGGCGCAGCGGTTCGGCCTTCGCCCCAAGCATCGGCCAATTCGTGGCCTGGTGCCTGCCGACCGCCGAGATGATGGGCTTGCCGACCGAGGAAGCCGCCTGGCGCGAGGCCGTGCAGGCCTGCACGAGCCCGGATGGTTGGCGCTGGAGCCATGAGGCGGTGCGCCTGGCCGTGGCGGCGGTGGGGTTCTGGGAGCTGCGCCAGGGGGCCGGCGGCGCCGATGCGCTGCGCCGGCGGTTCGGCAATGCCTACGCGCAGGTGGTTGGGCGCTTGGCACGCGGCGAGGTGTTGGCCGAGCCCATGCAAGTGCTGGAGTGGGATGGGGCGCGCACGGCGGCCGAGCGGGCGGACATGGCTGCCGAGCAGGCGCTGCAGGAGCGGCTACGCAAGCAGGGGCTGGCAGAGGGCGGGCGTGGTGCCCGGGCGGATCTGCTGGCGCAGTTGGGGATCAAGCGAGGAAACCACGATGCATGACACGGATTTCAAGTTTCACGCCCAGCGTCTGGGCTACACGAATTTCACCCGCGAGAACGGTTGCTATTGCCACCAGCCGCTGAACGAGCTGCGGGCCATGTACGACGCGGCGCATCGGGATGGCCGGTTGACGGGGAGAGCTGAGGTGGCTCTTGGCAAGGGGGGCGCAGGGCAAGGGAGGGGTAGTGGTGGTCGATGAGTGAGCAGGAACGGCAGGCCGTGCTGCGTGAGCTGGCGCGGGACACTTGGGAGCAGTTGCGGAAGTTGGGGGTGGTGGATTGAGCAGTATGACGCTGACGGTGGCGATGTCGGACGCGGAGATCCGGCGGCAGGCGGCGCGGCCAGGGGTTGGGCGGCTACGGGCGGCACAGCATCCGGCGCTGCGCCTGCGCTTCCTCGAGGAGCGGTCCCGGGGGAGCTGGGATGTCCGGGCGGCGGGCGAGTGGAAGAAGTTCGCCGGCTGGCCGGAGCTGAACACGAAGGCGGCGCTGGCGGTGCTGCCCGAGGTGCTGGCCCGCCTGGTGGCCGATCCGGAGGCGGTCGTGGGCCAGGGTGGCTGGTCGACGGTGGGCGAGCTGCTGGAGTGGTATCGGGAGCGGGTGATGCGCGACCGCAAGCTGTCGGCCAAGCGCAAGGCGTCGGTGAAGTCGGCTATCGACTGCCACCTGCTGCCGCGCCTGTCGAGCCTGCCGCTGGCCGCGCTGAACCGCTCGGCGGTAGACCAGACACTGATGTGGCCGCTGCAGGAGACGCTGTCGCCGAGCTATGTGCGCCTGATCCTGCGGGTGCTGACGATGGCCTTCAAGCAGGCGCTGCGGCTTGAGCTGATCGCCGAGGATCCGCTGGCCTCGGTGAAGTTCACGGACTTCGTCCAGGCGCGGATCAAGCCGAAGGCGGCGCGGCTGCATGTGATGGATGCCGGGCAGCTGCTGGCCACTCTGGCGACGCGCTTCGAGCAGGCCCCGCTCGAGGGGATTCTGGCGGTCATGATGCTGGCCCACGGCACGCGGGTGGGCGAGACCCGGCTGGCCCGCTGGCGGCATATCAGCCTGAGCGAGCGGGTCTGGCTGATCCCGGCGGAGAACACCAAGACCAGGACCGAGCATGTGCTGCCGCTGACCGAGCAGGCCTGTGCGCTGCTGCGCCGGTACCGGGCTATCCAGGAGGCGAAGGGCGGCGATCCGGTGTGCCTGTTCCCCGGGCGGGACGGCAAGCCGATCAGCGACAAGACGGCCAGCGCGATCTTCTCCAGCCTGGGCGGCGGGCAGTGGTCGAGCCATGACCTGCGCAAGATGGCCCGCACCGGCTGGGCCGAGCTGGGCGTGGATTACCTGATAGGCGAGCTGCTGCTGAACCATGCAATGGGCTTTTCGGCGCAGACCTACATCAACACCAGTGCCGACGACCTGAAGCTGGATGCGCTGAAGCGCTGGCATGCGTGGCTGGATGAGCGCGGTTTTGCGGCGATTCACGGCGGTACGGTGGCGGTTTCTTCCGTTTCGAGGTTCGACGCGCAGGCCGCGCCAGTCGTGGCATGCAGCGATTTTCGAGAACTCCAAAAAGAGAGGCCCTGAAAAGTGCACGAGATCATGATGATTTTCGGCTTGGTCGCGCTGGCTGGACTGGCCGTAGCCGCCTTGGTCGGGCAGCGCCGAGAGGCCGGCTACAGAGAGTTTCTCCACCGCCATCGGCAGCAAAAGGCGGAAGTCGAGCGCGAAGCAAGGAGCCGCTTATGAGCATCCAGGGCGGAGACGATGGAGAGCGTTGCCGTGAAGAATCGTTCGGAGAGCACTGGTTCATGGAATTTGGCCTCATTGACTGCCGAGAAGCGGGCGGAGATCGAGGCACACAAGGCGGCCTGCATGGAGCGGTACAGAGCAGCGCAGGAACTGGCCTGCCAGATCCACGCCCAGCGCAGGGACAAGGGGAAGGGCTGGAGAGCCTGGGCCGAGGAGGAGCTGACCAGGCATCCGGAGCTGGAGAAGGAAGCGCGGGCGAAGCTCAACAGGCTGATGAAGGGGGTAAGCGGTGATTGAGATCGATCTGCCGTGGCCGCCCAAGGAGCTGAGCCCGAATGCCCGCACCCACTGGGCGAAGCGCAGCAAGGTGGCCAAGGGATACCGGGCAGCCTGCCACCTGCTGGCCAAGAAGGCTGGTTTGGTGGCTCCGGTGGGTAGGGCCCTGCTGCTGCTGGAGTTTGTCCCTCCGGACAGGCGCCGGCGCGATGACGACAACATGCTTGCCAGCTTCAAGGCCGGTCGGGACGGTCTGGCTGATGCGCTGGGCATCGACGACAACCGCTTTGTGACGCAACTGCAGGTGAGCCGGGAGGTTGTTCCTGGTGGTGCGGTGCGAGTACGCATTTCAAGATTTGAAGAGGGGGAAGCGGCATGATCTATCCGAGCGTGATTTCAGCAGTGGTCCGGGCCTTGGCGGCCGAGGTGATGAGCGACGTGGCGCAGTGCTGGCGTGATCCTGACGCTATTGGTGCGGCCCGGCGGGCTGGGGAAATCGTTGGGAAGGATGAGGCCAGGCTGTATGACGTGATGGTGCATGCCCTGCTTCATGATGTTCTGACCCCTGAGCAGTGGGACGCGCTGACCGCCAAGTACAGCACAGACATCGACCGTAAGAGGGGGGCGATCAAGGCGCTGCGGCTACGGGTACAGACGCCGGCGCCAGATCGGTTCAGGGATGCGGCCGTGCTGACTTGGGCTCTGCCAAAGCTTCCTGGGCGTGACGGGAAGCGCTCCACAAGCGTGCTGCCCGAGGCGTGGTACTGCATGGATCGCTGGAGCGATGAGCCGGTGCCCGTCAAGACACAAGAGCGCTGGAGGCGCGATATCCGCAAGAGCCTTGAGCAAAAAGTCGATGATGCTCTGGCCGCGGCGCAAGAGGTACTTGATGCAGAGGGACTGATTAGGACCGAGGCTGCCTAGAATCAGTGTTTGACGCAGATGAGCCAATGAGCCATCATATCCACATCCTGTCGATCTTGCGTGTTGGGGATTGGCGAAACATCTTCGGGGAGCCGGATCAAAACCGGCAGCTATTCCTGGTGCCCAGATGGCGGTTCTGTTTGTCCTTGCGGTATTCGTTACCGCGCTTCCTGGTATTTCAGAACTGCTGACTGCGACAGCTAATTTCGCAGGGGAGGGTATCGGTATGGTGTGTGCATTCGGTGATGTTGTGTTCAAGGCTGTGACTTCATCCATCGCCGCCATCTGGTGTAGCTGTTTAGCTGCTGGTGCAGTACCCCGCTCCATTTGAGGTCATTGACCTCCGAAACCCCGGCACAGAGCGATCTGGCCGGGGTTTTTATTTCTGGCGCACCCAGGCGACGGCAGAAGTCACTGCCAGCGACAAGCGAAACAACGACTGGGCTCGCCCCCTGCGCCAATCCATTCCAGGCCCCGCCATCGTGCGGGGCTTTTTCGTTTCGGCCCCTCGCCCCTTAGCTCCCTGGCAGGACTGCGCTGCGGGCCACCTAACTCCCAAGGAAACACTCATGCCCAACGAGCACCAGACGCTCGCCGACATGCCGTTCTGGCTGCTCGTGCTGATCTCCATGGCTGGCCTGTCCGGTGAAATGCTCCGTGCCTCCGGTGGCGACCTAACCATGGAACAGATCCTCAAGCGAGTGATGCTGCGGTTCGGTGCTTCGGGTCTGCTTGGCATGGCGACGCTGATGCTGGCCATGGCAGCAGGCTCAGGCATACACCTGGCCGGTGGGCTGGGTATTGTTGTCGCGGTACTGGGCGCTGACGTAGCTGGTGGGCTCTATACCCAGTGGCTCGCCAAGAAGGCCGGCGTCGAGCGGAGGGTGGGGGGGCAGTGACGGGCGCTGGCCCGGTGCGCCGGGGACCCTGGCCACCCGCCCCCTACCGCGGGGAAGGCGTCGAGCCTCGCGGTAACGGACAATTTTTCGATTTTTCGGATGCTCCACCACAACACCGAGTCCTATCTGCTGGAGGCCGCGTGGCTTCTGGCTTCCAGACGTTTTGAAGAGTTGTGCGGGGTGAGCATTTGCCGAAAGTCAATGTACAAGAGGCGCTCCGCTCGCGAATCGCTGCAGGCCCCGTGGTTGCTGGGCTGAATAGGAGTCTGCATGAGTGTGACCCTTGTACATTCGGGGGCGCGCTTGTGGTCCATCAACGCGCTGGCCGAAGAATTCGGCATCGACCGTCGCACCGTGAAGCGTCGCCTCGAGGGCATCCCTCCTGTTGGCGAAACAAAAGGCCATCCCGCCTGGCGGCTGCGCGATGTCGTCGTCGCGGTGATGGGGCCACAAGTTGCCGCGCCGGAAGATGACCCCGACAAGCTCCCGCCGTCCGAGCGGCTCACCCACTACCGGGCCGAGCGGGAAAAGGCCAAATGGCTGGCAGAACAGCGATTCCAGATCCCAGTTGACGAGGTCGAGCAGGTCGTCGCCACGGCGTTCAAGTCCCTGGCCTCGGCGCTCGACACCCTTCCGGACGTGCTGGAGCGCGACTGTGCCCTGCGGCCCGAGGAGGTCGAACGAGTGATCAGCGTAGTGGATGGTGCCCGAGAGGCTCTGTATCAGCAGCTGCTCGATGTGTGCAGCTTGCTGGACGAGACAGTCTATGAAGACAGCTGACATCGTCCGCAACACTGCCGAGATTATCCGGCCGCCACGACGCATCCTGGTGAGCGATGCTGCAGAGCAGAACCTGTACCTGAACGAGCCGGGCGGTTACCAGGGAAAATTTACCCTCGACGTCGCTCCCTACATGCGCGAGCCGCTGGACCTGCTGGCCAGCCGGCGCTTCGAAGGCGTGGTATTCGCCGGCCCGGCGCGGTCGCTCAAGACCCAGGCCTTGATCGACGGCGGTTTTGCCTACACCGTCACCTGCGACCCGGGCGACGCGCTGATCGTGCAGATGAGCCAGGAGTCCGCGCGGGACTTCTCGCGCACCCGCATCGACCGCGCCATCCGTTACAGCCCCGAGCTGGCCTCGCGAATCGCCACCGGCCGCGCCGACGACAACGTCTTCGACAAGTTCTTCAAGAGCGGCATGGTGCTCAAGATCGGCTGGCCCGCCGTCTCCCAGCTGTCGTCGAAGTCGATCCGCTGGGTCTGGTTGACCGACTACGACCGCATGGATGACGACATCGACGGCGAGGGCGACGCCTGGTCGCTCGCGCTCAAGCGCACCCAGACCTTCCTCTCGCGCGGCATGTGCTGCGCGGAGTCCTCGCCGGGACGGGAAATGAGCGACCCGGCCTGGCGGCGAAAGACACCGCACGAAGGGCCTCCCTGCAAAGGGATTGTCGGCCTGTACAACATGGGCGACCGCCGCCGCTGGTACTGGCAGTGCCCGGACTGCAAGGAGTTCAGCGAGCCGGAGCCCGGCATCGGCAGCTTCGCCCTGCCGAGCATGGAGCAGCTCAAGGAGCAGATCCGCACCGCAGACCTCGCCAGGCTGATCCGCGAGTGCGCCTACTTCGCCTGCCCACATTGCGGCAGCCTGATCGGCGAGAAGCACAAGCGGGCCATGAACCGCGCTGGCCTCTGGCTGATCGAGGGGCAGCAGATCGACCGCGACCGCACCATCAGCGGCGAGCCGCGGCAAAGCAAGGTCGCCAGCTTCTGGCTGGGGGGCATGGCCGCTGCGTTCCAGGGCTGGGAGTCCATCGTCGGCCGCTACCTGCAGGGCGTGCACGCATACGTCACCACCGGCGACGAGGAAATGCTCAAGACCACCACCAACCTCGACCAGGGCGCGCCCTACATGCCGCAGCGCGCCGAGTCGGTGCGCTCGCAGGATCTGCTGATCGTCCGCAAGGAGGAAACGGTCAAGTTCCAGGTGCCTGACGGCGTGCGCTTCATCACCGTCGCGGCGGACGTCCAGGCTGGCGGCAAGCCGCGCTTCGTCGTTCAGGTCGAGGGCTGGGGCGCTCACGGCGAGAACTGGCTGATCGACCGCTACAACATCCGCACCAGCAAGCGCCTGGACGAAGACGGCCAGCCGCTGCCGGTCGATCCTGCCGCCTACCTGGAGGACTGGGACCTGCTGACCGAGGTCATGCAGAAGGCCTACCCGCTGGCCGATGGCAGCAACAGGGCGATGCTCCCGGTCATGGTCGCCTGTGACTCCGGCGGCAAGGCCGGCGTGACCGAGCGGGCCTACGACTACTGGCGCAAGCTCAAGCGCGCAGGCCTGCACAAGCGCTTCATGCTCATCAAGGGCGACGGCGCCCCGAATGCACCGCGGCTCAAGGAGACCTACCCGGACAGCGACCGCAAGGACCGAAAAGCCAAGGCCCGCGGCGAGATCCCTGTCTGGCGGCTCAACACCAACCAGCTCAAGGATGCGGTGGACGCCGATCTGCAGCGCGAAGCGCCGGGCCCGGGCTACCGCCACTTCCCCGAGTGGCTGGGCGACTGGTTCTTCGAGGAAATGACCTTCGAGGTTCGCACCCCGCAGGGTTGGAAGAAGCCCGGCAAGGGCAACAACGAAGCGTTCGACCTCGCCTGCTACAACCGCGCCGCAGCGATCCGCCAGGGCATGGAGAAAGTCGACTGGTCCAGTCCGCCGGCCTGGGCGCGCGACTGGGGCAACAACCCGAACGTGGTCCAGGCCGCGCCCGATCAGGTCGCACAACCGCGTCCGGTCGATCCGCCCAAGCCGAAACCCCAACGAACCGCCACCCGCCGGGTGCGCATGGCATGCAGGTAACCCGCTGATGGCCTACACCCGCGAACAGCTCCAGGCCGTCGAGGCCGCCATCGTCGCGCTGGCTGCCGGCGAGCGCGTGGTCGAAGTGCGCTTCGGCCCCAACGACTCCACCCGCTACGCCACTGCCGAGCTGCCGCAACTGATCGGCCTGCGCGACCGTATGAAGGCCGAGATCCAGGCCAGCGAAAACAACGGCCGCCGCCTGCGGGGCTACCGACTCAACCACCGCCGGGGACTGTGATGGACTTCGAAACCCTGCAATCCCGCGGCTTCCTGCTCGACGGCGCGCCGCTCCGGCCGCAGGCCAGCTACGATGCCGCCAGCCAGGGCCGGCGCATGAAGGACTGGGCGCCCGGATCGCCGGGGCCGACCCGGGCAGCCGTCGGCCAGATGTCCACCGTCCGCGCTCGCTCGCGCGATGCCGGCCGCAACAACGGCTGGATCGCCAACGGCGTGCGCAACTGGGTCAGCAACGAAGTCGGCGCCGGCATCAAGCCGCGCTCCAAGGCTCCGGATGCCACATTTGCCGCCGAGGCCAACCGCCTCTGGGACGAGGAGTTCTGCGCCGCTGCCGACTACGACGGCACGCTCGATGCCTATGGCCTCATGGCCCTGGCCGTGCGATCGCGCAAGGAGGCCGGCGAGGTGTTCGTGCGCATCCGCCACCTGGGGCTGAACAGCGGCACCCCGGTGCCGGTGCAGTTCCAGCTGATCGAGTCGGAGCAGGTACCGCACACCCACAGCATGCAGTACGGCGACCGCGAGATCGTCGCCGGCATCGAGTTCGACGGGGGCGGCAAGCGCTCGCAGTACTGGATGTACCGTCGCCACCCCTGCGATATGTCGCCGAATGGCATGGAGCTGGTCCCGGTGCCGGCCAGCGAAGTCATTCACCACTTTGCTCCGCTGCGCCCCGGGCAGGTACGTGGTATTGCCGAGACCGTCCAGGCGCTGATCAAGGCCCGCGACTTCGACGAGTACGACGATGCCGAGCTGACCCGCAAGAAGACCCGGGCCAACTACACCGGAGCCATCACCCGGCAGAGCTTCGACGACAGCGACTTCCAGTTCGACCCGTTCACCGGAGAGCCGCTGGAAGGCGGCGCAGCGCCGATGGTCAACATCGAGCCCGGCACCTTCCCGGCCCTGCTGCCGGGCGAGGAGATCAAGCTGTTCGACGCCGACCAGGGCGGCGCCTATGGCGAATTCATGCGGCAGCAGCTGATGGGCGTGGCGGCCTCGCTGGGGATTCCCTACGAGCTGCTGTCCGGCGACATGCGCAACGTCAACGACCGCATTCTGCGCGCGCTGCTCAACGAATACCGCCGGCTGATCGAGCAGGCACAGTGGCTCTACACCATCCCGCAACTGTGCCGGCGCATGTGGGAAGCGTTCATCGACGCGGCAGTGCTCGCCGGCCGGCTCAAGGCCCGCGACTACGCCACCAACCGCAAGGCCTACCTGGCATGCGACTGGCGACCCCAAGCATGGCGCTACCTGCACCCGGTGCAGGATGCCCAGGGCGAGCTGATGCTCATCAAGGGCGGGCTCAGCTCGCGCGCTGCGGCCGCTGCCGAGCGCGGCTACGACGTCGAAGACATCGACCGCCAGAACCGGGCCGATACCGAGCGCGCCCAGGCCATGGGCCTGCAGTACAGCCACGACCCCGTCAAGGTCACCGACGAATAACCCAACCGGAGCGCCCCATGCTCAAACCGAACCTGCTGTCCCGGCTGTTCAGCCGCGGACAGGGCGGCCCGCTCGTGCCGCAAATCTACTCCCGCGTGGTCAACCGCCCGCTGCTGGTCGAGCCGGCCATGGCCGACGCACTGATCGACGGCTGGCTGCGCGGCGGTGTCGAGGCCGGCGCCGGCGGCGAGCCGCGGCAGATCCTCGAGCGGGTCGGCCATGTCGCCGTGCTCGACGTGTCCGGCCCGCTGATCGCCCGCGCCGTCGAGCCGGTCTGCGGCGTTGCCCCGACCAGCTACGAGGGCCTGATGCTGGCCTTCGACGAGATCGAGGCCGACGCCAGCATCACCCACGTCGTGCTGCGCCTGGAAAGCCCGGGTGGAGAAGCGGCCCAGGTATTCGACCTGACCGACCGCATGGCCGAGCTGCGCAACAGCAAGACCCTGATCGCCATGGTCGACGACTATGCCTATTCCGGCGGCTACGCCATCGCTGCAGCCTGCTCAGAGATCTGGATCACCCGCACCGGCGGCGTCGGCAGTATCGGCGTGGTCATCGGTCATCGCGACGTGTCCGAGGCCAACGCCAAGGCCGGCATCAAGTGGACCTACGTCCACTCCGGAGCCATGAAGGTCGCCGGCAACCCCAACGAGCCGCTGAGCGAGGAGGCCCGCACCTTCATGCAGGGCGAATCGGATCGCCTCTACGACCTGTTCGCCGGCAGCGTGGCCCAGTACCGGGGCCTGTCTGTCGAGGCGGTGCGGGCTACCGAGGCCGGCATCCTGTTCGGCCAGAACGCCATCGACGCCGGCCTGGCCGACCACCTCGGCACCTTCCGCGAGCTGATGGCCGAGCTGCAGGGCGGCGCCTACACCCGCAAGGTGCCGCTGCGGGAAGAGGATATGCCCCATGAGCAAGGGGATCTCCCGGACGACATCGAGCTTCCGGAGCCGCCCGAAGAGGGCGATCCCGGCGTCGAGAACGAATCGGAAAGCAGTAGTGTCGAGGCCTCTGCCACCCCGCTGAGCCCTGCCGTCCTGGCCGAGCAGTGTGAAAAGCACGGCCTTTCCGTCGCCATTGCCATCCGCAATCAGTGGACTGCCTCGCAGCTCGAGGCGGCCGTCGAGCGCGCCCAGGAGATCCGCAACCTCTGCACCGCCGCCGGCATGGCGCAGTTGGCCGCCGACTACATCACGGCCGGCACCGGCGTCGAGGTGGTTCGCAGCGAGCTGGCCAGCCGCCTGCAGCGCGGCCCGCACCTGAGCAACCGCCAGTCGGCGGTCGGCACCCACAGCACCGCGGACGCCTGGCGCCGCACTATGAAGAAAATCGGAGCCTAACCCATGACCATCCTCACCCAAGGCGCCCGCACGGCAGAATTCCTGCTCTCCGAGGCCAACGGCCAGCGCTCCCGCGAGCAGATCACCGTCAACGCCACGGCCGGCAAGCTGGCGGCCGGAACCCTGCTGGCCAAGATCACCGCCGCCAATGCCGCCACCCCGAGCGCCGCCGGCGGCAACACCGGAAACGGCACGCTCGGCACCGTAACGGTCGGCAACGATGCCATCACCGGCACTTATGTCCTGACCATCACCGCCGCCGCGGCCAACGGCGGCGAGTTCAGCGTGGTCGACCCGAACGGCGATGCAGTCGGCGCCGGCGAGGTCGGCGTGCTGTTCAGCGCGGGAGGCCTGACGTTCACCCTGGCCGACGGCAGCACCGACTTCATCGTCGGCGATACCTTCACCATCGCCGTCAATGCCGGCCTCGGCGAATGGGTCGCCTACGACGACGACGGCACCAACGACGGCCGGCGCGCCGCCACTGGCATCCTGTATGCCGCGGTCGATGCCACCGAATCTGATGCACAGGCCGCCGTCATCGTGCGCGACGCCGAGGTCGTGGGCGCGAAGCTGACCGGCCTCGACGCCAACGGCCAGGCCGACTTGCTCGCCCTGGGCATCGTCGTTCGCTAACCCCCCACACGCTCACTTTCGAAACCGCCCCCGTGGCGGTTTTTTCGTTTCCGGAGAACGACATGGCGACTCTCGATATTTTCAACGGCGATGCCTTCAGCGCGATCAGCCTGACCGATGCCATCAACACCAGCCCGGAGGGCCAGCGCGTTCCGACGCTGCTGGACTCCCTGTTCGAGGAAGAGGGCGTCAGCACCACCGCCGTATTCATCGAGCGCGAAAACGATAGCCTCGCCCTGGTCCCGGCCGGCGAGCGTGGCGCACCGGCCGACATCACCACCGGTGCACAGCGCGACGCTATCTCCTTCAGGACCCTGCACCTGCCGACCCGCTCGACCATCCGCGCCGACGAGGTACAGGGCGTGCGTTCCTTCGGCTCCGAGACCGAGCTGGAAACCGTCATGGAGCTGGTCGGCAAGCGCCTGGCCAAACAGCGCAAACGCCTCGAGGCGACCATCCGCTTCCAGCGGGCCGGCGCGATCACCGGCAAGATCTACGATGCTGACGGACAGCGTCTGCTGCTCGACCTGCACAAGCAGTTCGGTATCAACCCGCAGACCCAGGCCATGGCGCTGGGCAGCGATGCCACCAAGGTGCTCGGCAAGATCGTCGAGGCCAAGCGCAAGGGTGAGGACGCCATCGCCGACAGCGGCATCATCACCGGTTGGCTGGCCGTGTGCGGGCGCGGCTTCTGGGACGCCTTCACCGGCCACAAGTCAACCACCGACGCCTGGGATCGCTACCAGGACGGCCAGTTCCTGCGCGCCGACATGCGCCCGATGGGTTTCCAGTTCGGTGGCGTCGAGTGGCAGGAGTTCTACGGCAAGGTCGGAAGCGTGGAGTTCATCGGCACCGACGACGCCTACCTGATCCCGCTCGGCGTCGACGGCTTGCTGGTCACCAAGTACGCCCCGGCGGACTACATGGATACGGTCAACACCATGGGCCAGAAGTTCTACGCCAGCCAGGAGCCGCTGCCGCACAACAAGGGCATCGAGCTGGAGGCGCAGTCCAATCCGCTGTCCATCTGCACCCGCCCGCGGGCCATCATCAAGCTGACCAAGGCATGACCCGCCAGCTGCTCAAGGCGCGCGCCGCCCGCGACATCTTCCGGCGGCATCGTGAGGCGTCGCTGGGCAGCTACCAGGATGCGAGCGGCGGGCTGCTGGAGGGGCTGGAGCTGGTACTGGCCCGCGACGTCGAGCGTGTCGGCGAGGAGGGCGTGCTGCTGGTCGACCAGGTGCAGATCAGCATCCTGGTCGAGCAACTGCCCAAGGTCCGCCGCGACGGGCTATTCATCCTGGACGGCAAAAGCTGGCTGGTCACCGTGCCGGTGCGCAATGACGGCGTGATCGTTACCGCCGCGGTGCGGCCAGCATGAGCATCAAGGTCGGATTCAGGGGCGGCAAGGCAGCGCTGAAGCGCCTGGAGGTCGCCGACGAGAAGGCCAAGCGCGCCGTGCTCATGGCCACCAACGACACCGGCGAAACCCTGCGCGCCCAGATCCTCCGGGAGATGGGGGCGGCGGTGAACATCAAGCGCAACACCCTGCGCGAGCGGGTGATCCTGACCCGGGCGGCGAGCTGGAGCGGCCAGGTGCGCATCTGGGCGCGGCGCAAGGGGCTGGTGCTGAGCCATTTTCCGCACCGGCAGCTGTACCGGAAGCAGAAGAAGGGCAAGCGCCGTCGTGCCGGCGTGCAGGTCAACGTCTCCGGCAGGGCGCGCGTTCTCCCGGGCGCGTTCATCGTCGAGTCGGCGGGATCTGGATCGACCGATGGCCTGATCTTCATTCGCACCGGCAAGCGCTCCAAGGCCGAGCGCCTCGGCATGGCCGTCGATGGCGGCGACTTGTCGCGCACGAAGATCCAGGCGCTCTACGGTCCGTCGCCCTCGCAGATCCTCAACAGCAAGCTCCCCGACTACCAGGCGGCAGGCCAGCGCATCCTGCGCGAAGAAATTGCCCGCCAGCTCAAGAGGACCAACCTGTGAACCCGCTGAATCTGGCCGATCAGGCACTGCTCGACCGGCTGCGCACCATCACGCCGGACAATGGCTACCTGACCGACATCGGCCATCGCGTGCATGCCGGCTACCTCGGCGCGCTGCTCGAAGCCGAGGAGGTCGAGTACCCGCTGATCGTCGTCCAGCCGGACGAGTGTCCCGCGCCGAACCAGCGCGGGCCTGGCTGGCTGGTCGGCCTCGGCCGCAAGGTGGTCGGCGCCGCCGATCCTTCCGGCGGTCTCGAGGCGCTGAACGACGTCTATTGCGACCTGCTGCGCTGCCTGGTCACGCCGAAAAGCACTCCCACCCCCTGGGGCCAGCCGGGACTGCACAGTGTCACCTTCAAGGAAATGCAGCAGTTCCTGGCCGACCACGAAGTCCCCAAGGGCACGGTAGTCATCTCGTTAAACCTGCACACCTTCATCACTGGCCTCTGATCCGGAGAACCCCATGAGCGAACTCTATTCCCTGCAGGGACGTTTTTTCTCTGCCGTCCGCAACGCCACCACCGGCAAGCCCGGCAAGCGTACCTGGCTCGGCAACGCCTCGGCCGCCACCCTGGCGATTTCCGCCAACAAGTCCGACAAGAACGAATCGTTCGGCGGATCGCGCGGCCTCTACGGCTCGCTGATCACCGGCAAGAGCGGCACCCTGAACATCACCCTCGACGAGTTTCTGCTCGAGAACCTGACGCTGGCCCTGCATTCGACTCCGGTCGCCATCGCCTCCGGCACGGTATCGGCCGAGGAGTTGCCGAGCGGGCTGGTGGCCGGCGACGAGGTGCAACTGGACCAGCGCTTCGTCTCCAGCCTGGTGCTGACCGACGGCAATGCCAGCCCGGTCACGCTGGTCGAGGGCACCCACTACGAGATCGTCTCGCTCGCCGGCGGCATCGTCAAAGTCCTCAGCCCGGCCAGCCTGACCCAGCCGTTCGAGGCGGACTACAGCTACGCCGCCGCCGACAGCCTGGCGATCTTCGCCAACAGCACGCCGCCCGAGCGCTGGATCTTCTTCGACGGCATCAATACCGTGACCGGCGACCAGGTGATCCTCGACCTGTACCGCGTGCAGTTCGACCCGGTGAGAGACTTCGGCCTGATCAACGACGACTGGGGCGGCCTGCAACTGACCGGCACCCTGCTGCTCGACCCGATCAACCTCAAGAACAGCAACCTCGGCGGCTACGGCCGGATGATGAAGTCGAAGGCGGCATAACCATGGCGAAGAAGCGCGAACCGAGGAAGGCGGCGGCCGGGAGCGACGACCTGGAGGTGCTCCACCCGGAGCGAACCGCAGTCATTTCCGGCCGGAAGATCACCGTGCGCGAGTACGGCTTCGTCGAGGGGCTGCGCCTGCTGCCCAAGGCTGAGCCGATCGTCGCCGCGCTGCAGGGCCTCATCGGCGCCGACGGCACGATCTTCGACGCGGTGCTGGCCGTGGCGGCCGAGCATGCCGATACCGTCGTGCACCTGCTGGCCGTGGCGGCCGACGTCGAGGACGAGTGGGTGGAGTCGCTCAGTCAGGCCGACGGCCACCTGCTGCTGATGATGTGGTGGGGGGCCAACGGCCCTTTCTATCTGCGCCGCGCGGCCCTGCAATGGCTGGCGGCGCAGGCCCCCGCTGGGGCGACGTCTACGCCACCCTCGTCGGCGCCGGCTACGGAAGCCCCGCCGACATCGGCCGGATGACCCAGCGGCAGATCCTCCTGCACTACGACTGCGCCCTGCGCCGGGAGCGCCGGCTGCGCGCCGAGCGGATCGTCGACGTGGGGTACGGTATGGCCGGCGGCAAGGAGGCGCAGGCGCTGGTCAGGCAGTTGGCAGGGTAGAGGCTGGGCCGAATGGCTCAAGGATGGGAGCTGCCCGGTGACGAGTCGCACCCGCCGCGGGGCTTTCGGTTGTTGGCTATCGCTTGTCTGTCGTCCTTGACCGCCCCTTGGTGAAGCGCGGATTCCACGAAATGACCTGGCCGGTGTGCTTCTTCTGCATGTCCCGGGCCTTTTCTTTCCAATAGGCGTCGCTTTTGGGTTTGAAGCGGCGGGGCTTCAAGGCTATGCGGAGCGCTACTGCCACGGCTACCAGAGCGGCAATCGCCGAGGCGGTGATCCAGAGAGTGTCCATGGGGGGGCTCCTTGGTGGTGGGGGTTATTCCTCTGGTTCTTCTTTGCTCGCCGGGTGCTCTGTAGAGCTTCCTGCAATTTCGCGCACAGGCGAGCCACTCGAGCTTGGCTTTCCATTGGCTCAGCCTGGCTTTGCGCGAGGAATTGCGGGGTCTGGCGAGGTGTCGGGAGAACGTGTCTTTATGTATTCGAAAAATACCAGAAAAGACCTGCTTCCGAGTTTGAAAGTCAGTGTTTTCTGGCTTGCATGACGTGATCTGAAGCAGGACACCAATCCCGCCAGGTGCGGGTTTTTTATTGCCCGGAGAAACCCATGGCGGAAAAGATCGAGCTGAACATCTCCGCGAACGTCAGCGAGGCGATGAAGGAAGTTGCCGGTTTCCGCCAGCAGTACGCCGAACTGGTGAGGGCGGTGGAGAAGCCGCTGCGCCAGGTCAACAGCTTCCGCGAGCTGGAAAGCTCCCTGGAACAGACCGGCCGCAAGATGCGCGAGGCCCGCGACCGGGTGCGCGACCTGGGGGCTTCCCTGGCCTCTGTCGACAGGCCGACCAAGGAGATGGCGGCGAGCTACAAGTTGGCCGTCTCCGAGTTAAGGGCACTGGAGCGTCAGGAGCTGACCCAGATCGGCCAGTTGACCAAGATGCGCGCCGCGCTCCAGGGCGCCGGCGTCGACATGCGCAACCTGGCCGCCGAGCAGAGCCGGCTGGCCCAGCAGTTCTCCAGCCGCCTGGATGCCGGCCGTGTAGACGCCGCCCAATCCTCGGCCAGGAGTTCCCTCGGCGTCGGTGCCATCGAGCAGACCCAGCGTCAACTGGTCGAGCTGCGGCAGCAATACCGGCTGGTCACCAGCGACAGCACCCTGTCGGCCAAGCAGCGGGCCGAAGCCGAGGCGAATTATCGCCACAGCGTGGAGCAGACCCTCACCCGGCTGCGCGAGCTGCGGCAGGCGTCGTCCGCCCGGGCCGGATCGGCAGGGCAGAGCGCATCGTCCTCCCCATCGACCCAGCAGACGTCCTTGGCGGCGGCTCGCAGCGCGCTCGGCGTGGGGGATATCGAGCAGACCCAACGCCAGTTGGTCGAGCTGCGCCAACAGTACCGGCTAGTCACCAGCGACGGCACCTTGTCGGCCAAGCAGCGGGCCGAGGCCGAGGCGAATTATCGGAACAGCGTGGCATCCACGCTCACTCAGCTGCGCGCGATGCGCAGCAGTCTGAACGACAACAGCCAGGCTATGCAGCGCGCTGGCCTGTCCGCAGGCGAATATCGCCAAGCCATGCGTATGTTGCCGATGCAACTGACCGACGTGGTTACCAGCCTGGCCTCCGGCATGCCGATCTGGATGGTCGCCATTCAGCAGGGCGGGCAGATCCGGGACTCGTTCGGCGGGATCGGCAATGCGGCGCGGGCCGTCGTCTCCAGCATCAACCCGATGGCGGCGGCGATTGGCGCGGCCTCTGCCGCAGCGGGTGTCCTGGCCTTGGCCTATTACAAGGGAAGCGAAGAGCAGGACCGGTTCAATGAGTCGCTGATGCTGACCGGCAATTACGCCGGAACTACGGCAGGCGGCCTGGGTGCCATGGCTCGCCAGGTCGGTACTACGGTCGGCACCGTCGGCGCAGCGGCAGACGTACTGGCCCAGCTTGCCGGAACCGGAAAGATCACCAGTGATCGCTTCGAAGAGATTGCAGTTGCTGCACTCAAAATGGAGCAGGCTACCGGCAAGGCTTTGGCCGAGACCGTAGCCGAGTTTGCCAAGATTGCCGAGGACCCGGTTAAGGCCGTGGTCCAGCTCAATGAGCAGTACCACTTCCTCACCGCGTCGGTATACGAGCAGATCCGGGCCTTGCAGGAGCAAGGCGATACCCTGGGGGCCGCCTCGCTCGCCGAGCAGGCTCTTGCCGAGGCCCAGACGGCGCGTGCAGACAAGATCATCGAGAACCTTGGGTATATCGAGACGGCCTGGGGAGGCGTAAAGGAAGCAGCCAAAGGCGCATGGGATGCGGTTCTTGATGTTGGGCGGGAGGATACCCTCGACCAGAAGCTGACGAAGCTGCAGGCGCGCCTCGCAACGATCCAGCAGGCCAGGGTCAACCCTTTGGTACTGGGCGACAATCCCAACATGGTTGCACTCTCGGCAGGCGAGACGGGCGTCTCCGCCGAGTGGACCGCGGCACTGCAGAAAGAGGTCGACGACGTGGCGGAAGCCCGTCGAAAGATGTTCGACGCACAGAACATCAGCGCAGGAACCAAGGCCTACGAGGAAATCCAGAAGAGCATCGACGCGACTGCTTCCAAGGCCGACAAGCTTACCCAGGCGCTGGAAAATAATCGGCGCTTGATCGCGTCGGCGAGAACGGCTGGCTATACCATCACCGCCGAACAAGAGGCTGCCCTGGAAAGGCAGACCCGGGATCAGTACAAGGAAACGGCCAAGCGACAGAAGGCCGTCACCGACGATGCTGCGACCCGCATGCTCCAGCAACTGCGCAACCAGCAGGCAACGCTGGAAAGCCAGCTGGGCAGCACGGACAAGCTCACGGAGGCCCAGCGGCAACAGGCACAGTTCGTCCAGCTGATCGCCGACCTCAAAGAGAAAAAGATCCTCACCGCCGACCAGCGGAGCTTGCTGGCCAACGAGGCGGCCATCAAGGCCCAGTTGGCCCAGAACGTCGCCCTGGACGAGCAGGTCCGCAAGCACCAGGCCCTGACCGAAAACGCCCGCACCAATGCTGGACTGGAAGCGGAACTGCTGCGCTCGCAAGGCAAGGCAGGCGAAGCCGCCCGTATCGAACTGGAGGCGCAATTCGCGCAGGCCATGCGGGATCTCGAGAAGACCGGCAACCAGCGCGGCATCCAGCTGATGAAGGACGTGCTGCCGATTCGCCAGGCGCAGATCCAGCTCGACGAGATCGGCAAGCAGATCGACAAGACCTTTTCGCGCAACGACCGGGCCGAGCAGAGCATCGGCGTTCAGCTGGATGCCGGCCTCATCACCGAAACCGAAGCGCGCCAGAAGATCCTTGATTTGCGCCGGAAGGAAGCCGACGAGCTGGAAAGGCAACTGCCCGTCCTGGAAGAGATTGCCGTCAAGGGCGGTACGGCCGGCGAGGCTGCGCAGGTCCAGATCGACGCGATCCGCGACAAGATCACTCTGGCCCGCAATGCCGCCGGCGACTTCGAGCGCGCCCTGAAGAGCGGCCTGGCCGGCGGCATCCAAGAGGCCCTGGCCGGCTTGACGGATGGCACGATGAACCTGCGCGACGCGGTGACCAGCCTGGTCTCCAGCGTGGCGGACGCCATGCTGCAGCTGGCGACGCAGCGGCTGGCCGAGCAGGCGACCGCAGGCATCATGGGCCTGCTCGGCGGCGGACAGAGCGAGTCCAGCTCCCAGGCAGCGGCGATCACCAGCGCTTCGGCGGTAGGTGGCCAGAGCATGGCGGCGGCCATTGTTGCTGCCGGGGTCCAGGCGGGGGCCGCCATGGCGGCGGCGATTTCGTCGGCGGGGACCGGGCAGGCTGCCGGCGGAGCGGCATCCGGCGCGTCCGGAGCCTCGGGGATAGCGGGAGAGATCGGAGCAGCCTCGTCGCAGGGCGCGGCAGAAATGGGCAGCTCCATCACATCCGCATCGGAAACCGGCAGCGGTACGTTCAGCAGTGCTTTGGACTCGGTGTTCAGCGGCGGCGCCGATCTGTTCGGCAGCCTGTTCGATAGCCTCGGTGGTCTGTTTAGCGGGGGCGGCGGCGACTCGATTTTCAGCGGCATCCTGGGTGGTATTGGCGGCCTGTTCGGCGGCGGATCGGTAGCGGCAGCCACGGGTGGCCATGTCACCGGCCCCGGCACCGGAACCTCCGACAGCATTTCCGCCTGGCTCTCCAATAACGAGTTCGTCACCCGCGCCGCGGTGGTCCAGCAACCCGGCGCGCTGGACTTCCTGCACGCCTTCAACGCCCAGGACATGGCCGCCCTGGACGACTACGCCCGCCGCGTGCGCCACGCCACCGGCGGCCTGGCCGG